CTTCACATTACTATCAATCTACCTATACAAAGGCCTCACAACATGAGCGCAGCAGAATATATCGAGTATTCAATAACAGTAAAAGACGAGCACAATACGCTGTCTAAAAAGGAAATATCGTACGAGCCTCTACTTCTCAGCAAGAATGATGAGACACTCGCAATGGCCGTAGAACAGCTATTTCGGAAGTTTAAAGAGAACCAGGTAGGCGAACCCTATGAAGTTGAAGCCCCTGAAATAATCCTCAAGTTCAAGATGGTTTGGCAGGCGTAATATCCCTTGCGTCACTCAGAAGCTCCAACATTAGCGGGTTGTTTCTTAGATACTGCCCAAAAAGGTAACAAAGAAAAGCAGAAACGCTCTCGCGCCTCACACGCGCCACTAATCTGAGATCCGCGTACTCCTCATGGGTTAAATTAATAGTCACACGCTTCCATTCCTTTCTCATTGAAGTTCTCCCGTTGTTAAATAATGATAGGCGCTCTCTAAATCAAAACATATCGAACCCTCTTGCAAGAGGAGGGAAAACCCCTCTTCTTCAGCCTTTTCGTAAGCGGCCTCAATAATCTTATCGTTTTCGTGACAGCTCATACCATATCCTCTTTTTTCTTTCTTAAATTATAAGTCAAAGCCCTAACGGAGCTTTTGATTGTGTCGTAATAAGAGCCCGCATGGTAATCCGAACACCAATCATGCTTATCGTTCTCGTGGCGAACATTCACACAATGCGCCTCATCAGGGGCGTAATAAGGCGTTATCCAAGTTATAACCATCCCTTCAAACCTAGCCACATACGCACGAGTCTTTCCATGCTCATAAGGTTCCACTCCAGCAAACTTCTCAACGGCTTTCTTTAAATTAATATGCTTCATCTTTTTTTTCCTTGTTGCTTGCGTTATGACAAACATAATAGCATAACTGCGATTAAATACAAGACATAAAAATTCATTTAATGCTAAATACTGAAAATGAAGGGTTAAAACAATTATATGACAGAAGAAAAAAAGAAGTTCGGCGGAAAGCAAGAAGGCGCAGGTCGCCCCCCAAAAGAGATTAATTGGACTCTCTTTGAAGACCTATGCTCCCTTCAATGCACCCAATCAGAAATATGCTCTGTTTTGCACGTACACGACGACACCCTAAGATCCAAAGTTAAAGAGTATTACGAAGAAGATTATTCGGCTGCATATAAGAGATTTTCAGAAGGCGGAAAATCAAGTCTCAGACGTATTCAGCTCAACTTAGCCAAGAAAAACCCAGGAATGGCCATATTCTTAGGAAAACAATGGCTAGGGCAAAAAGACAATCACGACGTAGTGCAGATCTCCCCTGAAATGGCCCAGCAATACGAGGCGGTCATGAATCAGTTGAAGCAGATGCAGAAAGCTCCCGCATTGTCTGCTTAAACGTTTCAAAAGACTCGGCTTGGAGTAGAGCCGCGCTGCCCAGCCCTTCAGCTATCTTTTTAGCATGTTCTTTGTTGTCCTGAGAGAATATAAAAGCAGCCAACACCGCCTGCATAATGTAAAAAATATGCGAGTTCTTATGCCCCTCCAAGAGATCGCCGATCTGACCGCTTACTCGTTGGATCACTTCAAGATCTCCCTTGGGAAGCACGTCAATGATGCGAGTTTCTTCCATATTCAACCTTTCTTTAAAATATTTAATATGATTAGCATAAAGTATTGTAGATCCACATTAAGAGCGAAGGAGAATTTTTCATGCTGAGGAAGTGTCTCGAAATAATTAACCTGAGCCTCGAGCTGCTCGATAAGCTCGTCTCGAGTAACGCCTTTGTTGTCTTCCTTATTCTCCTCAACTTCTTTGTCTACGGCTACGTTATTTACACCTTCATCTTTGACATGATCGGACATGTGTTCATTCATTTCAACGGCTCAGTTTAAGGGTTCATGCAAAATCTAGCACCAAAACAGCTAAAATTTATTTTAGAGTCAACAAAAAAGATCAACTTGGCTCATGGATCGGTGAGATCCGGCAAGACGGTGTGCACGCTCTTTCGCTTCATGCAAGCGGTAGATGAGTGCCCAGACTCCCAAATATGGATGATAGGACACACGGCCTCTACGATCTACGACAATGCTGTAAGACTCATCATAGAGCCTAAAGACAAGGGAGTTCCCGATCCTTTGGCTTTGTTTAGAGGCAGATGCCATTGGATGAAAGGGGATAGGGAGCTATGCTTCACTGATTCTAGGGGCAATCTTAAGCGGATCTCAACGGTTGGAGCCAGGGACGCGGGAGCGGTAGGAGCCATTCAAGGAAAGACCATGAGCTTGGTCTACTGCGATGAGATGACGCTCTATCCCAATATGATTATCGAGATGATAAGCACTCGTATATCGAATCCCCATTCCATGCTATTTGCCTCTATGAACCCGTCATATCCATCCCACATTTTAAAGAACTGGATTGATAAGGCAAGAGGTGGCGATCCGGATTATTACGAGCTGCACTTTCACCTAGACGACAACCCTTTTGTCGATGAAGGCTATAAAACCCGTGTAAAAAACAGCCTGTCTGGGATATATTACAAGCGACTTTACTTAGGAGAGTGGACGCTTGCTGAAGGAGCCATTTTTGATTTCTTTGATCGCTCTGTACATGTGGTCAGTCGCGCGCCTCGGGCTGCGGACTACTGGATTGCTGGGGTGGATTATGGAACTAATAACGCCTTTGCTGCTCTCCTTGTTGGCGTGTCTACTGGGAAATATGCCCAAGAAAAGGCCATGATGTGGGTCGAGAAAGAATACTATTGGGATCATCGCAAGAAGGGATTCCAAAAGAGCAGCTCGGAGTTTGCCAGTGATCTCAAAGCGTTTATGGCTCCTTATGGCGTTAGGAACGTGTATATTGATCCTAGTGCCGTCGCCTACCGGGTGGATCTCCAACGATTGGCTATTCATCCTGTTAATGCTGATAACGACGTTGGTAACGGAATTATTTCTATGACGTCGAAGTTGAAAGATGGCCAGCTGTTCATCTGTTCCGAGTGTACGAACTTAATTAGAGAGATTGAGAGCTACGTTTGGCATCCTAAATGCCTGGAGAAGGGCGAAGATGAGCCCTTAAAGGCCGAAGATCATGCGGTTGATGCGCTCAGATATGCCGTAAACACCCACAAGCCTCCTAGATTCGATCAAACAAGCGGAAGGACTCTAGGCAGGCCCGATGAGTTAGATCCTAATTGGAGGCATCCTAATGACTTTGGATTCAGATGACCTATAAATGCCCGCACTGCGGAAAAATAACCGAGTGGCCGGTTGGATGGGCCTTAGTTCCGGTGATTTCCGAATCGGGTGAGGAAAAGGTTCTATATTTCTGTCCCGCCTGGATTAGTGAGCATTGCAAGGAGTTTGGCAGGTCGGAGCAGGTAGAGGAAGAGATAGAGGGGGGCAAAATATGGCCATCCAGAAGTTAGGGGAGGCTATTCGTCTGCTCATGGACTAGTCCGGAACGATGAAGCCCAGTACTAATCTTGAGTCTACCCATTTTCAGTCCCTTTCTCTATGTTTCAGCTGGTTTTATCCCACACAACCGAATATGTCAATGCAAATCTGATCCAAATCGAGCGCTTCAAGAAAAATACGGTCGAGGCCGACGAATTCTGGTTTCCCTACAACTCCAAAGGGTTTGGATTCTTCCAGTTGTAGACGTTTTTTTCTCACAACGTTCCCGATGTGGATTCTCATTGGGTTATTTTTCATTCTTTTAACAATTTTAGATTTTGCTCTAAATACAATAACAAAAATGATGCCAGATTCGGATAAAGAAGTCAATGGGACATCTAGCCTAAATAAAATATTTAGTGATACTCTTGCCTCAAGAGTAATAGTTCTAATTATTCTTAGTTTCATATATAATAACCCTCATTATTCTGGGGGTTTGTGTCAAAAGAAGTAAAAGTTTATTTCGGTAAAAAATTCTACCTTCAGTCTAGTGGCTATTGGGTCAACTGGATGCCCATCCACGCCCAGCGCTGGGTTTGGATCTGTCATAATGGTATGCCTCCCGATGGTATGGATGTTCATCACAAAAATGGCGATAAAGGGAATAATGAAATAGAGAATCTTGAGCTTTTAAATCGCTCTGACCATTTAAAAAAGCATTGGGAAGAAGGACGTTTTGATTTAGAAAAAAGACGCCTTCAACTCGACAAGGTTCGGCCTATCGATTGGTTGAAGAGCGATGAGGGCAGAAGGGCAATTAGCGAAAAGGGCAGGGCGGTTTGGAAAGAAAGAAAGGCGACGGCTATTGCCTGCGGATATTGTGGTAAGCAGGCCTTTTTTAAGAGGTGGGCCAGATTTTGTTGCAAAAGCTGCTACATGAAATGGAGGCATCGCGCGGGGTTGTGTAAATAAAATTTATAATATACCATCCATTATATAAGAAATTAGGAGGTATATACGTCTTTTTACTACCCACCTTGGAATAATGCACTTGAGCCCAATCAAGGGAATGTAAGACAGTGGCTTTAATGTCGGGCCACTTAATTTGGAATTCGTGGTGACAATTTATATTCCAAGTTTCAGCCTTGATCTAGGGGCTGATAAAACCATCTCTAATTGACTTGGAAGCCTAAACCGAAAGGCATGGCGACAGGGCGGAAGCTGTAAGCACCGTGAGAGACTAAACGAGAAGGCCCGAAAGGGATGCGATAGTCCGATCCGAACAACGAAAGGTTCGGAGGTTGGCAGAAATGACTAACCCCGCCGTTAGGCGAGTAACAATTTGATAGAGCAAAGCCGCTGGAACCAGTCCAATATTGATACTCTGTTTTACGCAGGGGCGCAGGACTTTATTAACCGAAACTTCGGTACGGCGAACGTCTCCCAATACGGCAAGTTCTACTTCAATTTGCTGCAACAACCTGTAAATATGGTCACAGGCTATCAAAGGCAGCATCGCAAATCTTTTAATTATATTCCTTGCGAAGGGGCCGATACTCAAACGACGGACCAGTATACACGACTAATGGCGCACGTTGCTAATGCTGAAGGTATTCACGAGCAGTTCTCTCGTGCCTGTGAGCAATCGGCTATCACGGGAATGGTTCTTTTGCAGCCATACCTTGATTACACTGGAGATGATCCAGCACAAGGTCAATTAAAAGTGAAGCTGTGGGAGTACAATTCATTTCTAGTAGATCCGTATTTCCGCAACTACGACATGTCAGACGCGCAATTCGTTTGGTGTCAAGAGTACATATCAAAGAAAGAGGCACAGTCCCGTTTTCCCGATAAAATAGAAAACATAGCTCCAATGGCAGGCACTCCACAGAGATATGGAAGCTTTTACTTTCTTCCAGAGAACTACAACATGGCACGCAATGACCTCATGGTACTGAGCTATGTATGGTACAAGTGGAAAAGAAAAAAGAAAAGGCTATATTCCAAGAAGCGAAATCAGTTCTTTGATTTTGCTCAAGGAAAAGAGGATCTCGATGCTTTGCTGTATAATATTCCTGATCTAGAAGAGGCGACCGTTGAGGTTCCAACATGGAAATTGGCTGTCGTGCTCAACGACCAACTTATGTTCCAGGGCGATAACCCACTTGGATTTGATGATAGCCCCTTTATTCCCGTTTTTTGGAACTACGAGCCTCACATCAACTATTATGATCTGCGTTGCCGTGGTTTAGTGCGCACTATGCGCGACTCGAACTACCTCATGAATCGCCGCATCATCATTAACCATGATATATCTGAGGCGACGATCAATCAGGGTTGGAAGCGAAAGGTCGGAGCTGTAGCCAATGAAGATAACCTGAAGAAGTCGGGTCAAGGCTTTGATGTCATAGTAAATGAAGGCTATGAACTTACAGACGTCGAGAAGATTATACCGACTGCCGTACCAGAATCGGACTTTGCCCTGGCAGATCAGCTCAGAAGCCTTATTTTCGGCACGTCGGGTGTTGACCTAGAGAACTGGTCAGCTCAGAACGACAAGCAATCCAGCACGCTTACAACGATGATTAAGCAAGCCGCCAACTTGATGGTGTTGCAGAAGTACTTCGATCAGTGGGATCAGTCTTTAAAGTTCTTGGGCGATCGTTGCCTTCAGATCATTCTTAATAACTGGAGCGCCGAGAAGGTTGGCTTGATGATTGGAGAAGATCCTAGCCCCTTCTTCTACTCTAAGATATTCTCCAAGTTCCAGGTGATCGTTGAAGAGGGCGACTTAACGCCTACTCAGCAGAACATGCAAGCTCAGTCTCTCATGGATATCAACCAGGCCTTTGGAAGAGAGGTCTTCCCGCCTTCTATGATCGTGCCGCATCTTAACATCACTGGTAAAGCCGAGGCTATTCAGTTCCTTCAGCAGCAAGAACAGCAAGCACAAGCGGTACAAAGTGAAGCTACAAACATCCAGCATGCTTTTGAAGAGGCCAAACTTAAGGAGCTTTATGCAAGAGCGGCTAATTCTATCGCAGCAGCAAAAGAGAGATACGGCAGGTTCGAAAGTAACATCGGACTGCTCGAAGAGCGCATGGCCGAGGTCTCTAAGAACCGCGCTCTGTCTACTAAAGCGAAAATGGAAGCTCTTGAAAAAATGGTTGATGTCATAGGCAAGTATGGCGAGATCGAGACTATGCTCAAGATGAACGATATCCAGAGCTTTGAATATCAAGAAAAGGCCATAGAAGATGATGAGAAGACACAGGCTCACCAAGAAGCAGCGTCTAATGAGTTCTTGTCTAAGCTGATGAACCAATCCGGCGCTGGGCTTGGGAGTCCTTCGTCTGGACAACAACAGGCGATGAATCAATAATGCTGTAAAGTTACAGCAACAGAAATAGGATCGACATGAGCCAAAGATGTCTTGTTTCTTTTAGAAAGAACGTTACACAGGAAGATTCGTTTTACGATTGCATTTATGATGAAAACGGGTCTTTGGGGGTTCTGCTAAGGGATTGGCTTGCGATGAGGGGAGACGGTCTTTGCCTTGGGCCGTGGAAGCTCTCTATTAGGGATGAGAGCTTTTTCCCTGGGTTCACGGAGGATTTCAAGGAAATTAAGAGATTCTGTCCCCAACTGAAAAGTCTTGATGATCTTTGGGGGATTTGGGTGGATGGGGTTTGTGTACAAGACAACCCTCCAGAGTGGTTATCGTCAGCTTTAGGCGTGCTTTCGAATCATCTATCCAAATGAGAGTATTGCGGATGAATTGCTCGATCATTAAAATTAAAATTATATAAAACCCGAGGTTTATATGAGCGGTAGACGAATTAATGATTTTGGTGGAATGCCCCATACTTCTGATATGTCAATGAAGTCGAAGAACAGCCTGAAGGGCTTTAGTTCAGCGGAAGGTTCTGGGCATCTTGGTATGGAGTATCCTGATACCACAGAGGCTATTAAAAAGGGTCAGGAAATGGGTGACAGCAAAGCTAAAAGTCACGCCATGAAGCCTGGTTATAGAAACTAAATTTTTGCATGGGTATCCGCTCACGTATGCGGTGAATTAAGAGGTGAGAGCCCTCTCTGTGCGTTTTTTGAATGGCCAAGTGACTGGGTTCTAAAAGGCAGTGAAGCGGCTGAAACCCGTGGAGTCCTAAGGTAATTCCTGGTCGGTTCAAAGGAGATTTACGCATTGATCCTTCAAGGCTGAGCCGGCCAAATGCGTCTTTCAACAAGGGTTTACGATGAATAAAGTATTAAAAGATCCGATTGCGGTAAAAATAAGACAGAACGAAACTCAAAAAGAATGGTCATATGATGCCCCTTCTTATGACAATCGCACGAGCTGCTCTATATCTGCTGGGGACGACTACGGGAGTGGTCATCGTAATCCTATTGGTTCAAAACAAAGCACTCCGATGAAGTCGGGGCCTATTCCTCAAGAGTCTCATTGTTTTTCACCCGATGAGGTCTTTCGTGGCGAAGACAAAAAAGGTTAGTGCTTTCATAGGTGGCAGAGGGGTTGCGTCTAATGATTCGGGACTGGTTCCAGGAGAACATGGAGGGATGGGCTTCTATTATGGGAGAGCTGCAAGGAAC